AGAACCTGTTCCAGTAACTCTTACTGCTTTTACATCTGATTTCATATTTTATATTCTCCTAATTTTAAGAGCTCCCGAAGGAGCTCTATAATTATTTATTAAGCTGCTGCGATTGTCGCACCAGTGTCACATCTTTTCCAGTTAGAACCGTCGTAAAATGCAAGAATTGGATTTCCAGCAGCTCCGTTTGAGAAATATGCGATTTGTCCTTCAACACCATCTGGTGCTGTAGCAACTGTGTAAACATTTAATCCAACAACAGTGTTAGTGTTCAGTGGACCTGAAAATGTAGTGTTTGCCATAATTATATCCTCCTAGTTTTCGAACATAGTCTCTAGGCCGTCGACTATACGCGTCTATGTTCTAGTTAAATTGTATAGTGATTATTTTATACAATAGATTTAAAAATAGTGCAAGAAATCCCTACAGAAAAAAGATCTTTTTTAGCGATGTGTGGTCTTAATTAACCAGCGTAAAGATGTACTTCGTAATCTTTTTCGTTGGTATGGACCTGCTCTTCCTGTTTTTTAATGATGGATCTAATAACTGTTTTAATCTCATCACCTAAAACAGACATTTCTGGTGTTATCTGTCCCTTGTTTTCAAGAAACAACTCGTTCCATCTAGATTCGAGTTTGAGTTTCTTGGCGAACAGTACCATGTTGTCCTGAGCCATTATAAACCTCCTCATAGGTTATATAAAAATCATTTACAGTACTTGTATATTGTAAATCATTTTTTTCCCAATCTATATCAGATTTTCCTAGAAAGTCAATGATATGAGGATGTAGCTCTTCAACAGCATTTATTTCTTTATCGCTTTCAATTTCAAATTTTGTTTGAAGGTATTTTGTAAATATTTGTATTAAGTATTTATATTTCATAAGTTTCTCTTTCTATCAAAAAAGAAAGGGCCCATCAAGGGCCCTTTCAAAATAATTAACACTCGAAAGTATTAAGCACCTTCAACACCGAAGATACCTCTAGGGTCAGAAACTCCGAAAGAGTATCTTTCTCTAGCTTTGTATCTCATGTTTCCAGTATCAAAATCACCTTCCATTTTAGTAGAGATAGGTGATCTCTCAAAGTACTTCATACCATTTGGCACGTCTGTAATGATGTAGAACGCATCAGTGTCAGTTAGGAAGTTGTTAACCACATAACCTTGTGGAATCATTCCCATTGACATAATTGCGTTGATGTCATTATCAGCAGTTCCAACTCTTTGTGCAGACTTCATTAATCTCTCTGCTGTGAATTGTAATTCACTTGGAATGATCATTTTCATTCCTTTAGCAGCGATCTTAAGACCTCTCTCATCAGTCATCGCAGCAATGTCGATTAAAGACTGTTCAAGAGAAGTTTCATTCAAGTCAGCTTGAGTAGTTAAAGTGTTTTTGTAACTACCAGCAATTGTTGGGTGAGCAGTGTTAAATAAAGAAACACCGTCGCCTGAATTGTAATTGTTAGTAGTTGGTAATCCTTGAATTAAAGGATTAACAGCTTTAACTTGTTTTGTTTGTGCCATTGAACGAGCTAACGCTTTTGTATATCTTGAAGACAATCTGTCATACAAGTTATCTTCAATCGCTTCTTCAGTGATTGAGAACGCTAAAGCAATAGTTTCGTGAGTGTATCTTGCTGTGAAAGTCTCTTGAGCATTGTCAAAAGTCACACCAGAACCCTCAGGTTTAACCTGTGCTTGAGCGAAACCTGATAACATCACTTCTTCTTCAAAAGCTCTGTCCGAAGTTTCCTTCGTATAGATTTGCTCGTGTTGGTTTTCGTATTGTTTATATTCCAGACCGAATAAAGCATTCAAACCTGGCTCTAGTTCTTTAACTAGTTGTGATCGTGATATCGCCATAATTTATACTCCTTATATTCCGGCTGTTTGTTTCAAGAAGTGTTCGTTGATAGTAACGACTACGTTCGCGTTAGCTGAACCTAATTCGTTATTCTCAGGATCTTTTGAAACTCCGATTATTTTTAACTGAGCTGCAGTTGCTGCCATAGTTCCAGAAATTTCAGTTTTTGAAACATAGTTTGGCGAACTACCCGCAGTGTACGCAATGTCAGCACATAAACCGATATCTGCAGCGGCTACTGTACCAGCACTTTGTACTTCAAACCTCTCATAGGGATCATCAGCTACAAATCCAACAATGTCTGTTGCAGTGTTAGATGCAGCTAAGTGATTAGCCCATGTGGGTTTACTTGTTGAAGCGTCAGTATAGAAAACACCGTTAAGTGATCCTAATAAAACATCGCCTGCTGCCGCTACACCAATAGTTCCAGTTGCTAACATTTCAACTGGGTCCCATTGATAAATAGCTGTTGCAGAAGCTGCAATGCTGTACTCGGATAAACCTTGGTTGTCTCCATTCTGACCAACTTTTCCTATTGCTTTCAATCCGAAAGCGGCGTCTTTATTTGCCATAGTTGTGTCCTCCTATTAGACATTTAGTTTAGTTTATCCTTTGATGGTTAGGAATAGTTAAAAAATTAACTCTTCTTTGAGCCACCGAAGGTTACACGTGTCTGTCGATCTTGATTGATCGGCATACTTGGGTGCTGTTCCTTCATAAGATCGTTTTCAACTGCTTTGTCTTGATCCATACCTTGCTGTGCAAAATAATCAGATCTCGACTTTGCGATCTCTTCCGGTACCCTTGTCAGCACAAGGCCACCAACTCCGATCACTCCCTTGTATTTTCCATCTTCAATGATTGGATAATCCGAATCTGGGTATTCATCAGCACGAACCATTTCGTAACCTGATCTTAATCTTCCAGCGACGTTTTTAGTGTCTTGGAAACCCATAGATTCTACTCTTACCCATCTATGTCGATACCCGTTAGGGGCAGGGGGTGCATCTAAAGATGACGGTGGAGTCCAGACTTTTTTTCGAGCTTCTTTTTCTCTAGTCTGACTCGCACGAGAAGCTCTTTTTTCGTTTTCATTACTCATATGCTTTTACTCCTTCGTGATTATATTTAATTGTTTCGCATATTCTTCAAGTGGCACACCTAATTTTTTAGCTATTGCTACCTGTGACGGTGTGAGTCGTACAGATTTGCGACCAGGTTTACTACTTCTGTTTGCCGAAGCAACAACTTGAGTAGGTTTGCTAGTCGTATTTCTACTTACACTATCAAATTTATGCGGAAATTCAAGTTTTATTCTTTTATCAATTTCAGAATAATACTCGTCCGTTTGTGGGTCATAACCTTCATCTTCAACTAGCTTTTTATGTAGGCTAAATGCAGTGTAAGTCATGGCTTCATCTTGACCAAACCATGTGTTCTTTTGAGCCCATTGTTGAGCTTTTGGATCTGGATTGATCGGTTGTTCCTGAATTTGAGGTTGAATTTGAGGCTGTTTTATTTCCTTTTCTTCAACTTTTTGTTCAGGTCTGGCTTTTAACTCCATAAGTCTTGCTTCTTCATAACCAAGTCTTGATATCTCAGTTTGAGCAGCAATCTCAGATTTTAAATCGCCATCTTCTCTAGCTTTAGCTAATTTACTAGCCGCAGCTTCCATAGAAGATTTAATCCTATTTTCCATTTCAGATATATAACCTGTATCTAATTTAGAATATTTGGACTTAAGAAGTTCTTGCTCGGTTTGAACTTTTTTTGCGTATTCTAAAGCAGCAGCTTCTCTTCTTTCTGCCTCACGCATTTTTTTAGTTAACTTCGCTATTCTTCTTTTTACTCCTTCAGAGTAATCTTCTAATTCTTTCTTTTTTTCTTCGTCAACTTTATTTTCTTCTGTTTCTTGGTCCGTGGTTGTGTCTGCTTGAACAGTAGACTGCTCATCAGATTTCTCAGTTGAGTCATTGGACTCAGTATTGTTTTCAGTGTCATTTGATACCTCTATGTTTGATTCAGATGTTTGTTCCTCCGGTAATTCAACCTCGGCACCTGGACCAGATGTATCTATGTCAACTGTTTTTTCTTGTTCTTGCATAGTCTTCTCCTATGTTAAAATTGATGGAAGATATCTTCGGGGTCTTCCACTGTGGCTAATACTTCATCATCATTTAAAAGTCTAACCTCCCCGCCATCGATTTGAATTCGGCTTCCTGCATAACGCGCAAAGATTACCCAATCCCCCTTCTTGCACCAAGGACCTTCAGGAAATTTTTCCTTATCATAACAATTTGGTCCCATAGCAAGAACTAAACCACAAGTCGATGCAACTTGTGATCGTTCAATAGACTCGTCAGCTAAAAAAATT